TTGTTAGGTGTTGTGAAAATGAGTGATTGGTTGTGCATATTATTATGTATCCGCGATGCGGTTCCATAGTCTCGCCAAGTGGGGGGCGGGGGGCGGGTAGGTATGCCAAAACTTGACATTATCCAAAACGGGCATATATTGAAAGATGTGGGGCAAAGGTGCCTCGCATAACTTAAACCAACCTAGTTTGAAACTAGGTTACACAAAAGGAAAAAAACTATGAAAACTTTTACTAAATCACAGCGCGACACTTTGGCATCAGCAATTCAAAAATCTTTCAACCTTGAAAGCCAAGATGCTGAACTGATTGCGGATATTCAAGGTAACACAGCTTATGCCTCATCAATCATTGAGACGTTAAAAAGTGCTTATGGCAACATGGCTAGCCGTCTTGATAAAGTAACAAATAACAAGTTTACACTTGTGAAGTTTAATAAAGTAAAAGCCGAGCGCGGTTCAGAAAAATATGCGGAGCAATGCACCAACATAGGTTCTGAATTTGGACTGTCTGGGAACACTATCCAATGGATTGATACCATGCGAAAAGCACTAGATAACGACCAAGCATGGCAAAACGTGTGCAAATGGTCTCTTGGATACGCTGGTAAGTCTAAACCAAGTAACCCAGAGCATGAAGCATACGGGAAAGAAAAAGAGAAACCAGAAGCGCCTAGCGCTGAAGAAATACACACTAAAGTGTTGAAAACCTTACTTTCACAATATCAGCATCTAGGCAAATTTGAGGCTATAGACGAAAGCCTAACCCAGCTTATGAATGATATTGCACAGGTACTAATAGTGCATGGTGTTGATATTGAAAAAGAGAAAGTTTAACCTAGTTTGAAACTAGGTTACCCAAAGCCCACCAGAAATGGTGGGCTTTTTTTTGCCCACGAAAAAGTCAATTTTTTCGCGTGATAGTAGTGATGATAGTTATACGTGATAGTAGTTTGATGATAGTAGACTAGGCTTACGTTTGTATCTGGTAGGTTTGGCTTAACTGATACGCTGAACTCAGCGTATCATTTTTTGGTAGGCTCGTCAACACTTTATATTGTTACAATGTTATTTTTTCGTTTTAGCAATGTTACGAGTTAAGTAATTGATTTATAAAGTATAATTGGTATTGTTACAATGTTACGCTAAAAAAAGCATACGGGGGGATTTCGTCTTGGCAAGAGAAGCCCCTCTTCCTATGTGCAAAAAGCTCAAGGGTGCTGTATACCCTTTTTTTTCTATAACTTTATAACAATACAATACATACACCCACCCAAACCCGCATCACACTAAGCGTTCATATTGTTATAAATATTGTTACACTTTTCAAAAAACACCCCTATTGTTATAACACTACCAGCCTCACCTACACCTGAACCACTTGACAAAACCATAACAATGTGGTACAATGGACATAGTCCATGTGGAAATTGCGCCTGCGACAATACAAATTTTTTATAACAAAACCAACCTAGTTTGAAACTAGGTTAGAACAGAGGAGAACGACATGCCAATATGCACAGATTGCAAAGAGCCATACCCAAAAGAACGGGCAGTACTTAATTACACAACATGCTTAACGTGCGGAGAGGCGCAAGCTAAACGTGTTGTACATACGACAGTACCACTACACAAAAGCAACTACATGGTCGTGACTGACCGCAACGAGCTGAAAGGCATCAACAACAAGGGAGGATTTTTCCGATGAGTAAATACAGAATAAGCGTAGTAGAAATCATGGTGTATGAATGGTCTGATGAGGAAGGGCAAGTCGATTTTGTTTGTTCAAAAGATGGGTTTGAAATAGACACTACTGGTTCGATAGAACAGGCAAAGGAAGTTATAAATAACTATTTTGGTCACGAGCTTGGGTCTGGAGCATATGGCGAAGATGGGTATATAAGAACATATCAGATAGAAGATGATAGGGCTTACCCTGATGAAAATGGAAGCTATATAGCAGACTACACTTTATGCATAGAGAAAATAGACCGAGTAACTTTTAACAACGAGGGGCAATAAGATGAGTGAGAAAGTATTTGTTTATGATAATGCGGGTAACTTTACCAGCGAAAACTCAATAGCGATTGTTTGGCACATTGATGACGTGAAGCAAGCAGCTAGAGACATAGGACTAGCTGTGCCAGATGATGAAACTTGTATGGGTATCTTGTATAGCTTGTACGAAAACCATGATGCCAACTACGGCATCACTTGGGAACATTTTTACAATGAATTACGACAACTAAACGAGGAGAACGACAATGAATAAGTACATTTGTTTCTGGAAGGACAGGAAGGTAGAAGTGGAAGCTGAGACATCATACGGAGCACAACAAAAAGCTGTACAGGTGCTTCAGAGTCAGCTTAGACGTACTAAAGTAAAAGAATATGACGTGCACGTTTGGCTTGCCGAAAAAGATGGCGAACAAGTAGTGCATAGCACAGGAGGTTTGTAATGAATAAGTTTAGCAAAACCGAGTGGTTCGTGATGATTGGCTGTGGCGTGATGGGTGCAGCTTTTATATACGCAAGTATGTGGATAGTGCTGGCACTAGGGGGTATGTAATGGAGAAACTATTTATTGTGTGTGATATTGACGGGACTCTGGCAGACCTGACTCACCGACTGCACTACATAAGACCTGCGGATGGCGGCAAAAAAGATTGGCGTAGCTTCAACAGTGATGCCGAGGTGATGAAAGACGTGCCTATAGGTGCGACAGTAAAGGTACTGCGTGCGTTCCGAAAGGCTACTGACTTGTCAATCGTATTGCTATCTGGCAGGAACGACGTGTGCAGAACAGGTACGGAAACATGGCTGGACATTGCAGACATACCATATGATGCACTACTCATGCGTGCCAATGGTGACTATCGTGACGACGTGGTAGTAAAACGTGAGTTGGCGGAATCAATGAGCCTGACGCCTGAAAATACCCTGCTGGTGCTGGACGACAGGCAGAAGGTGGTGAATATGTGGCGAGAAGAGGGCTTTGTCTGTCACCAAGTAAATGCGTGGGAAGAGTGATGGATACCGACAAGAAACTAAAAAGACTGGAGGTGAGATTCAGATGCAAATAATTAACGGCTGGACAACATGGCGCGACCGCTACGGGGACTGGCATGCCGAGAAAAACGGGCAGACCCTTAAAGCATTGTCGCATGGCAGACTAGTTTACTTAATTGGAGAAATGGAGCAAAGACATGGCAAAAGCACTGATAAAAATTGGATACACTGAGTACGTAATTGATGCGGAAGATGCAATGCCCATCATACATATACTAGCGTCAGCGGAACGGTACGAAAAAATGTCACATCGTGTGGAGGACAGCCGTGACTATACCTACACGCACCATGTATGGACTGATGCGGACAATAACTTTTCGCTGGAGTACATATCAGACGAGCTGTATCAGGTTGCTAAGATGGCAGGCAAACGCTCACGTGACTAGCGACTTGACATTGTGGTACAAAATGTGGTACAATGAGCATAGCTCAAATGGAAAGGGGTAAAAATTTTAAAACCAACCTAGTTTGAAACTAGGTTACAACAACGAGGAGCAAAACTATGAATACCATAGTAAACGAAAGAATAACCATGACCCTAAGCGAAGCTGGCAAGGCAATCGTGGCTAGCCCCAAAATCCGGTACAACTTAGTAGGTGAGCCGGGCAGTGGCAAGACATCACTGGCTAAAACCATCAGCGAAGCTGTGGGCATGGAGTACAGGATACTTTCATGTACCAACATGGATTTGGGTGACATCTGCATGCCTGTGATTGACCACGAAAGCAAGACAACCAAGTATTACCCCAATGCAACATTCGGGTTACATGATGGCAAACCAAAGGTAATTATTCTTGACGAGTATTCCAAAGCACCGCAACCCGTACAGAATATGCTACACCCAATGCTTGAGGTGTTTAACCCAAGACTGGGTGATATGCCCACACCTGAAGGCACTATAGTAGTGCTAACAGGCAACCTAGAAACTGATGGTGTAGGTGACTCAATGGCTGCACATACCAGACAGCGTGTGTGTACTGTGGAAATATCAAAGCCTAACTCTGACGAGTGGCTACAATGGGCAGCGAATAACCACATCAACCCCATCATTATGGCTTGGGTGGACAGAAACCCGCATGCGCTGGCTTCCTATCGTGATGGCGACCAGCAGGAAAATCCATTCATCTTTAATCCACGCAAGACCCAAGATGGTTGTGTGTCACCACGTACGCTAGAACTGGCAAGCAGGATACTTGATGCAAGAGACAGCTACAGTTTCAGTATGTTGCAAGCTGCACTGGCTGGCGTAGTGGGTAGACCAGCAGCGGAGTCCATATCTCAGTTTGTAAGACACCAAGACAGTCTGCCGACATTCCAAGAGATACGGGAGAATCCGAACAGCGCACTTGTACCCGAAGATGCTGGGGCGGTGGCTGTACTTGTGTTCGGTCTTATAGAGCGAGTAGAAAAGGATACGCTAGAACCCATAATGACCTACCTGCGCAGGGTAGACGAGGAGTGGCAATGTCTGTTCGGCATATCTTTGGTGCGACGTGCGGACAAACAGGCTATCGCCACGACCAACCGAGCGTTTGCGCAATGGCTGGCTGACAATGTGGACTTACTGTAACCCGCTTATAGCACGCTATAACTCAAAACGAGGAGTAAAACTATGTACGTATCGACAGAACGTCGCTTCAAGGCGGTGAAGATTGGGCTGATGCGCTCCCGAAAGTTTGCGGAGCTGTCCCCCATTATGATGCTGGGTAAGACATCAATTAGTGATGACATACCAACAGCATGTACCAACGGACGGGACGAGTTTTATGGTAAGGAGTTTATCGAGGGGCTGAATAATGATAAGGAGCTTGGGTTTGTTATCTGCCACGAAAGTATGCACAAGGCTGCAAGGCATCTAACTATTTATACCAAGCTACACAGTATCAATCCGCATATTACTAACATGGCACTGGACTACTGGATAAATGGTAGGTTGCGCAAGGCTGACCCGAATGAAACGGAGATAGCCATGCCACGCAAAAACGGAGAGTACTTTGGCTGTTACGACCAGAAATACGACGGCTGGACTGTCAAGCAGATATTCGACGACCTGATGCAACAGCAGAGCCAGAGCCAGAGCCAGAACCAGAGCGGTGAAGGTCAAGGCGAAGGCTTTGATGAACACGATTGGGACGGTGCGAAGGCAATGACAGCCGAGGAAGTCAAACAGCTTAGTGATGACGTGAAACAAGCCATCATGCAGGGTAAGGAAGCTGCAAAGCGCATGGGTGCTGGCAGTAGTGGGTCTGGGTTGGGCTTAGGTGACTTGATAAAAGTCAAGGTGAGCTGGATTGACCAGCTTTGGGAGTACGCTAGAGCCACGTGCAGTAGGAAAGAGCATAGTACATGGGCTAAACCTAACAGACGCATGCTACACCAAGGCATCTATATGCCTACGCTAGTAGGTAAAAGCCTACGTGAGGTGGTGTTTGCACCTGACGCATCAGGGTCTATGCACTACAAGGACAGGCTTACCCGAGTGCTAAGTGTGATGAAGGAAATCACCAAAGCCATGAACATCGACAAGATACACGTGATTTACTGGGACGGAGCTGTGGGTGCGCATGAGACGTACACTAGCAGCACATTCCAGCAGTTTGAGTACAACACTAAGCCGATAGGTGGTGGTGGCACTGACCCTACGTGCGTAGCAGAGTACATCAAGAAAGAGAACATCAAGCCAGAGTTTGCCATGGTGCTGACTGATGGTGAGGTGATGAGCTGGGGCGAGTGGACTGTGCCTGTACTGTGGGCAGTAGTCAACGATACCCCGATAACCGCCCCTGTGGGCAAAACTGTCTTTATAGACGAGGAGTAAAACTATGTTTAATTATTCATCATTCAGAAGGTTGAAATCCTTTCGCAACTATGACGAGGTGTTAGAGCATTACAACAGCGTTGAGCCGATACAAGGTAATGGGGCTAATCGGGGGCGCAGACCCATTGGAGAGCGACGCTATGTGGATAAGTTTCACATGGTAGCAACCGTATACGAGGGTAAGCGTAGTATAGATATGTATCTGTACAGCTCTCCCGTTATTCGATTCATACAAGGTGGGGGGATTATCCTTAACACGAGGCACAGTCATGCGGATGCCGACGAGCGGGAGTTTATCAACGCTTTAGTACGTGGATATGAGGTAATTTACCGAGGCAAAGAGTTTCTGCTGGTACATATAGGTACGGGGATAACCCAAGCCCTTGATTTCATTACACCTGTAACACTTACGCCTGATGAGTTAGGCAGGCTTAAAGTGACCGCTGGGGGTAAAACTTTACGCAGGCACAAACTTATGCGTAAGAAGTTTAATGTATTCGTTAGTGCGTGTAAGCCATTCATAAAACACGTAGAAAACTTAGCACGTATACACGACCCCGAGGAAGTGTACAACAAACCCCACCCGTTTACGGGGGGATTACATGAAGCGATTGCTAGCGTAACACCAGATATGGCGACTTGGGATAATGCCTTGATTATGCAGTTAATCTTACATTCCGTAGATAGGAATTTTGCATGGTCGGGAACTGGCTATATACACCACTATACAATGCACCCCGAGAGAGTAGGTCGCATGGTGCGTGAGGGGCTAAAGTATTCATATGCACCCGAGATATTTGAGGTAGAAGAAGTACACCCTGCTGATTGGAAGGGTGACAGCAACGCTAAATATACATACGACATACGTCATCTTTAATCACTAACCAGTACCTAACATTGTTAGGTGCTAAACAACGAGGAGTAAAACCATGAGCTTATCAAGTAGCGCATTACTTATGAAACTGAACACCAACTACATGGACGTGAAGGTGAAACGTGCAGATGTGTCACAACAGACTGCAATCAACGAGGGTACTGACGAGAGAGCCTTAATCTTTAAGGAAGATATACTCCAGTACATGCCCGAGGTCAAAAACCTTAACAAATATCTGGCAAAGTGCCGAGCTAGGCACGCAGAACTTACTTTACCTTGGGAAGATAGAGGATTCCGCTTACTGGCAACCAGTCTGTTCATGGACTACAACGCTGAGTTCAAGAAATATAAGCAGGAGTTTCTGGATATGCGACAGCATGCGTATGACAACTATCATCGCATCTTGCAGAAAGCCATCGCAGCGAGTAACTACAAGTACGCTGCCGAGCACTTTCCATCGCAGGAGGACATCTTAAATAAGTTTGACATGGAGTACATACCATCACCTGTACCTGAGTCTGGTCACTTAGCATTGGATATACCAAAGCAAGAGCTAGATGAGCTGAGAGAATCAATGGAATCCGAGTTTGCGGATAGGTTCGCTGTGGCTAACAAACAGGCATGGGACAAGCTGTTCAAGATGTTAAGCGACATGAGCAACAAGCTGACCGAAGCTGATGAGGATACCAAAAAGCGGTTTCACGACAGTTTCCTTGAGAACGCTAAAGACCTGTGCAAGCTGCTCACACACTTGAACATAAGCAATGACCCAGACCTTGAACGAGCACGCAAACAACTTGAGGATGCGCTAGTAGGTGCTGATATTGAGATGATTAAAGAATCACCTGCTACCCGTGAGGTAATGAAAAGCAAGGTGGATAGCATACTGAGCCAATTTGACTTCTGAGGAGGAGAACATATGCCGATTATAAACCCGCATAACATAGATATTACGTACCCTGACCTGTCTAACGCAGTATGTTTAGGCAAGATGCTGGACGCAATTGTACCAGCGTACCCAGAGTACGAGTTTCATATAAAATCTAAAATAAAAGCCGAGGTAATACATCTTGGTGAGCGTCTTGGTCAGGTAGAAATTGGTTGGCTTCCTCGCTTCGGGGACTCATACAGCCTTACGAACCCACGCGTTAAACAGCTTAACTGGCAAAAGGGTTACTATGAAACAAGTGACTTCAACAAGTACCTAACTATGTTTAGGCGCACCATGTTACCTAAAACACCAGAACAATTAATGGTGGGCGCAGCTACTACATTACAAAGTGAGCTTAGGGCATTCAAAGATGAAATGCAGAGGGTCTTTGGTGAAAAGATTACAGAGTCTCTTTATGCCCGTGACCCTGACGATAAAACAGTTGTAGATACGCTAGAGGTACTAGAACGTTTGTTAGTGGGCACTGTAGCAAACAAGGTAATAGAAAAAGCCAAGGATACTTATGCGCTCTCTCATTCCTTAATCACTGCCTATAACGCTGGTAACTACATACTGGTACGAACACGTGGCACACAGCTACTTATACAGCTTAGTGGCGATTCAGGAGTATTTGTACGAGATAGGATAAAAAGCGACGCAGTTAATACTAAGTTTGCTTTGCTTAAGGTATTGGACCCCGATACAGCGCTAGCCGATGTGGGCTACCGTTTGAGCAAGGATTTATTTTTTATTATTGCTTATATAGATAACGGAGATGCAGTGACATGAGGAATATAGATAGAAAAGATGCACCTATGAAACACGTTAACTTACGTTTACCACCGTATGTGTTAGAGTTTTACCAAGGGTATAGTAACTATACCAAAGCCATGCGTACAGTCTTGATGGACTACGCAGACCGTAAACTTGAAGAGGAGAAGAAAAATGAAAATGACATACGTTAACGCTGATGGCGTAAAGATAGCTTATAAGCTAAAGACTGACCCCAAGGATGCTATGTATTGGACTACCCGTAAGATAAAGATGGGGGAGATACAAGTGCTGGACGGTACTAGCGATGAGAAGAAGGAAGCCAAGCGTGCTATCCACGCGGAACTTGAAGAAGAATATAAACATTTTAAAACTTTACTTTGTCAAAAATAGGAGTATATTATCCACATGGCACTTACACCTGAGAAAAAGGTTAAAAACAAAGTAGTCAAACTACTAAAGGATAACGGTATCTATTATTTCTTTCCTGCTACCTACGGTATGGGGAGAAGTGGAGTCCCTGATATTGTTTGCTGCTTCAATGGGAGGTTTCTAGCAGTAGAGTGCAAGGCTGGCAGTAACAAGCCAACGACGCTACAGCTACGTGAGTTAAGCGCCATACGGGAGAGTGGAGGAGAAGCCCTAGTCATCAACGAGGATAACTTGGCTGACCTTGAAAATACTATAGTAAAGATAAAAGGAAGCTGATATGCAAGACGAAACGAGTGGGTATTCGCTACTGCTTAAACGCATGAAGAGCCACCCAGAGGAGTTCATTGCTGAAAATAACTGCGTTTGGTTCGATGAGATAAAGGCTTTATCCAAGGCTGATTTTATAAATGACGAGGAAAAACAACACTTTATGAAGGAGCTTGGGAAGCTACAGGAAGCTGCGTTCAACCAACGCGTTATTAAAAAGTTATTATTAAGGGATAAGCATGCACATCTTGACGATAGATTTTGAGACTTACTACGACAAGCAGTTCTCGCTGTCCAAACTGACTACTGAGGAGTACATACGTGACCCGCAGTTTGAGGTGATTGGCGTAGCAGTTAAGAAGAACGACGAGCCAACCGAGTGGTTCAGTGGCACGCACAAGCAGATTAAGAAGTGGCTAGACGGGTTTGACTGGGATAACTCTGTTGCCGTAGCACACAACGCTATGTTTGATATGGCTATCCTTAGCTGGCTATTTGATATACGCCCTAAGAAGATAGCGGATACCCTGTCTATGGCTAGAGCTGTGCATACTATAGAGGTGGGAGGTAGCTTGGCTGCCTTGGTTGAATACTACGAGCTAGGTGAGAAGGGAAAAGAAGTACTAAATGCACTCGGTAAAAAACGGCTGGACTTTAGCCCCGAAGATTTGGAAAGCTACGCAGGGTACTGTGTAAATGACGTAGAGCTAACTTACAAGTTGTTCGGGGTACTAGCGAAGGGCTTTCCTATATTTGAGCTTAACTTAATAGACCTGACGATACGCATGTTCTCAGAGCCTGTCTTGGTGCTAGACGTACCCCTACTGGAAGGGCACTTGCAACGCGTTAGGGATACTAAAGAAAAGCTATTGAGCAAGGCAATGGTTGACCGCAAAAACCTGATGAGCAACAACAAGTTTGCGGAGTTACTTATGCAATGTAACGTTACACCACCTAAGAAGATAAGCCCAACAACAAACAAAGAGACTTACGCCTTTGCTAAGACTGATGAGGGGTTTAAGGCTTTATTGGAGCATGAGAACCCAGTTGTGCAGATACTAGCGGAAGCTAGATTAGGGACTAAGAGTACGTTAGAAGAGACAAGGACGGAGAGGTTTTTGGATATAGCTAGTCGAGGGACGTTACCTATACCACTGAGATACTACGCTGCACATACAGGTAGATGGGGTGGTGACGATAAGGTAAACATGCAGAACCTACCCCGCAAGTCTGCTTTGAAGAAAGCTATATGTGCTCCCGAGGGGTATATATTTATTGACTGTGACTTGTCCCAGATTGAAGCACGTATGTTAGCGTGGTTAGCGGGACAAGAAGATTTACTTAGTGCGTTTGAACAGGGGCAGGACGTGTATAAGATTATGGCTTCTGCAATATATGGTAAGCCAGTTGATGAGATAGACAGCAGCGAGAGGTTTGTAGGTAAGACAACGATACTAGGGTGCGGGTATGGTATGGGGGCTGCAAAGTTCCAAACCCAGCTAGAAACTTTCGGTGTTTCACTGGAGCAAGAGGAGTGTCAGAGGATTATTAATGTGTACCGTAGTACCTACGAAATGATACCAAGATTATGGTACAGCGCAGGGGACGCGTTAGAAGCTATACAAGGGAATCAGTCCACTTTTTTAGATGACAGCAATAAAATACAGGTCTTAGGCAGGGATGGCGTCTTACTGCCAAACGGCTTGAGGCTACGCTACCCTAACCTACGCAGAGAAATGAACGAAGATGGTAGGGAGGAGACAGTATATGATACCCGTAAAGGTAGGGCTGTCATGCAGACTAGGATATACGGTGGTAAGGTTATCGAAAATGTATGCCAAGCCCTTGCTAGGATTGTTATTGGGCAGCACCTTCTAAAGGTATCCAAACGATATAAGGTTGTTATGACCGTACATGATGCCATTGGCTGTATTGCCCCAGTAGAAGAAAAAGATGAGGCATTCCGCTATATAGATGAGTGTATGAGGGAGCGCCCTGAGTGGGCAATGACTTTGCCGTTAGACTGTGAGGGTGGGTATGGACCTGCATATGGGAAAGTCGAAACGGTTGATATTTCAAGATAGGGTTTATTTTCATGGTTTTCCCTATCTAATCCCAGCGGGAGGTGGATGACAATTAACACCCGCAGTACAGAAGGTGTAGTAACGTTCTGCATAGCATCGTTCTCCAGCACCAAGACTGTACCGAGTAAGCCACGATAAGGTTAGTCGTGCCCCCGCATGGGCACGCACTTTTAAATTAACTAAATGAGGAAAGAAATGCGTGAGATAACCATACGTGTTACAGAAGAACACGCACAAGAGGTACTTGATGCTATCGAAGGCATAACGGATTTGCTGGAGCGCATGGAACGCGCTGTCGAGGCTGTCGAGCGTATTAACAGACGTGAAGCAACAAAAGTAAAGACTAGAAGGAAACGTAAAATTGGTTGACACTATGACCCATATACCGTGTAGGTGCGGTAGTAAGCAAGAAGAAATACTTAACTATGAAACAAGAGCACGCGTAGGCTGGTATTGCCCGAAGTGTGGGGAGTTTACTAGAGCCATAGGGCGTGAACGTAAACTAAGTGGTGATGATAATGAAAAGAGAAAAGACACCAAAGGAACGTAGGCAAGAACTAATCATTGGCAAGGTCATGCTGGCGATTTTTATTGCTATGCTTTTGTACGCAGCTATAAACACAGCATTACAATGAATACCCTGCTGTGCATAGCAATGGCGGTTTACTTTGAGGCGAGAGGAGAGCCGCTACAGGGGCAGGCTGCTGTAGCTCAAGTCATCGAGAACCGTATTGTCAGTGACCGCTATCCAGATGATGCCTGTGCTGTCGTAAAGCAGGGCAAGTATGTGAGCTGGCTGGAGTATCCACTGAGATATGAGTGTCAGTTTAGTTTCTGGTGCGATGGTAAGCCTGAAGATGTTACGGATACTACCGCATGGGGTCAGGCTTGGATTGTCACACTAGCGAATGAGTTTGGTTTGTACCCAGACTACGTAGGTGGAGCTACGCACTACCATGCTGATACCATTGATACGCCATTCTGGGCAGAGAGAGAACTGATAACTACAACCATTGACAGTCATATTTTTTACAGGGGGGTAAGATGAAAGTAGCAGTACCATATGAAACCGTGCAGCAGATACGTGCGGAATACGAGGAAATGAAAGGTCAGGGTAAAAGTAGTAAGATAAAAATACTGGCTGACAGATACCAGTTACCTGTGAATACTATAAGGGACTACGTATACTACAGAACCCGTAAGTATAACGACGAATCATTAACCGCAAGACGCAGACAAGTTATGCTAGACAACCTAGCCAATATGAAACTTAAACGAGGAGAAGCATTATGATTTTGAAACCGATACCTGAAATGGAACGAATGTTGGAATCTGAGATACGTGAAGTAATCCGTAATGGGTATTTCCAACCTACCAAGCGAGTGCTAACTATGGCATGGCAGATTCTGGAGCATAAGTGGGGAGCTTGGGAGCTACTAGCTGATGCTATAGACGGTAACGAATCGCTGGCTAGTGACGTGCTAAATTTTATTAAATTCACTAATCCGGGCGACGTGGGTAAATTACGCCTGTCAGATGCCCTTTGTGACTATGCCGAAAAAATAGTAGCCGACTACGAATCTCATTGTTGGTCCTACTGGGGAGAATTGGGCAGCCCAGACCCTATGGACCTAGCCAAAGAAGAACGCGACAGGAACTTACACTAATGGACGCATGGTCTTATAGCAGTTTAAGCACTTTCAAACAGTGCCCAAAGAAATACTACCACTTAAAAATAGCCAAAGATGTTAAGGACTATGGTAACGAAGCCACTAGGTATGGAAATAAACTGCATAAGGCAGCAGAGCTATACATTAAATCAGATACTCCGTTAGAAAAAGGATTCGAATTCCTTAAACCTACGCTAGAATCTATAAAAAACATAGATGGAACAAAGCATTGTGAGTTGCGATTGGGTATATCTAAATCTAAAGCTGGTACCCAATATGGGGCGACTAAGTTTTTTGCTGATGATACTTGGTGGCGGGGCATAGCTGACCTAATAATAGTTAATGGTGAGAAAGCCTATTTGATTGATTATAAATCCAGCAAAAATGCGAGATACGCGGACACTAAACAGTTAGACTTGCTAGCAGCAGCTACATTCCTGCATTTCCCAGAGGTCGAAGTAGTTAAATCTGCGTTGGCGTTTGTTGTAAGTAACGAATTTGTAAAGAAAAAACACGAAGCTCCGCTACTTAAATCGTACTTAGCTCAGTTTGACCCAGACCTAGAGCGCATTGAGGTGGCAGAGGAAACAGGGGTATGGAACGCAGTGTCTGGTCCACTATGTGCGTACTGCCCAGTCAAAACATGCCCACATTGGAAGGAGCGAAGATGAGCCAGTGCCTAATATGTGGGTGTGGGGGGGAGTTTTCCTATGACCTAGGGTACTGTGATGCTTGTTCCATGGAGCTGCAAGGCATGAAAGGCTCATGGCTGAACCTTAGTAACAAGTGGGGTACCTATAGGGCGTTTAACCAAGAAGTTTCTGAGAGGTACTTAGCTACTAAGAAAGCAACCATATTGTCTATAGAGCAGGCTAGGAAGTGGGAGAAAGAGATAAAGGGGCTAATGAAAACAAAATCACACAAACGCTGGGTTTATTATAGGGCTCGGCATGAGGACTGTGGTTGTCGGGCGGAGTGGTTTTTTAAATCAGGCAGGTTTGAAGGAATAAACCACGTATGGATACTAGGGAAAGACCACTGGGTATCATCTGATACCTTAGCTGTAATGAAGTCAATACTTAGACAGATATCAAAACTAAACAACATAACTGAGGAAAATGAAAAATGGCAAAAATTACTACAACAGGTGAACTAAGAGAATTTCTGTGCTCGTCTATAAATTCTGTGGCAAATGGGACTATGGACATACCAAAGGCTAGAGAAGTAACTAAGCTGGCGGGACAGGTTAATGAATCCTTCTACGCGGAGGTTAAAGTAGCTAGGCTAAAATTAGACTTACAACAAAAAGCTGATGATTTAGGTAAGTTAAACATTAACAAGTAGGAGCGAAGATGAGTGAAGAAGTGATAAATAGCGGCGGCACTAAAATGAGTGAGTTAAAGATTAAACATATGAGCGCACTGGAGCTTCTTGATTATGTAATGGAAAACCCGTCCTACATATACGAGAGCCACTACATACGTATAGGTAGGGAAATAGAGGATAGGTTAAAGGAGTTGCAGGAGGAGGAAATAAACTGATGACTAATAAAACAATGAACAACTTTAAAGATGAAATACTAGAAGTACTGGGAAAAAATAAACTAGAGGACAAAAGAGCGGTTGCTGCCCTTGCCTACGTGTTCGCCTATTTAGGAGACTCTTTAGGGTATACCCTAGAAGAACTAGTCATAGCCTTGGGCACAAGCAAAGGTGTGGTAGAAATGCAGTGTGAAAAAAAGAAAAACCCATTTCCGGGTGTGCCAAAAAACATCCATTAGTAGGAGCGAACATGCCAAGTAAAAAACGTAACTACCGTAAAGAGTATGCCAATTACCAAGGCACCGAAGAGCAGAAGAAAAAGCGTGCTCAACGCAACGCTGCACGCCGTAAGGCTATGCGCGACGGACGCGTAACCAAGGGTGATGGCAAAGATGTAGCCCATAAAAAAGCTATGGATAAAGGTGGTAAAAACTCTCATGGTACTAGGGTGGAGTCTGCTTCACGTAACCGTTCATTCAGACGTGATTCCAAAGGCAACCTAGTTTCTGAAACTAGCAAGCGTGAAAGTAAAAAACGCAAGTGACAACAATAAAATTCCCACAGCGTATGGCACAAAATAAGGACTTTAAAAACCTTAAAATAAATGGCTATACACCCAGCGATATAGACGTAGCCTATGAGATAGGCGGGCGTGTGTTTATATTCGGGGAGCTAAAACTCGCTGGGGTTGGGGTACCTAGAGGACAGGCGCTTCTCTTACAACGCATGGGTGAGGCTCTACATGCCGCCAAAAAAAGTGCTCTGGTGTTTGTGGCAGAGCATAATACAGATGCTTCCGAACCCATAGATGTTGGTAACTTAGGAATCACGTCTTTGTATGCAACGCACAATGGTTACGAGTATCATATTGCCCCCCATAACTTAAAGGTAAATAAAGCAGTTACGGATTTTTTAAACGTAGCTGGCGTAAAGACATGACCAAAGGCCGAAAAATATAATGCAAATAGTAGACAACAAAGCAATAGTGCTACGTACGAGGCGCCCACATTTAATTACAGAGCGTATTCAGAAAAGTAAGGTACTCAAAGAAACTGATGGCATGTTTGACGTAGCTATCCACTGGGGGCTTACAGAGGCGCAAGCACTCGCAGACCTACGTGTCAAAAACATACCATCGACAATCGAGCGTGATTACAAGTGGACTGGCAAGCACACACCTTTTGACCACCAAAAGAAGACAGCCGCATTCCTAACGCTACGCAAGAAAGCCTTTTGTTTTAACCAGCAAGGCACAGGCAAGACCGCATCAGTTATCTGGGCTACTGACTACCTTATGAAGCTCGGTTTAATCAAGAGAGTCCTTGTTATATGCCCGCTATCAATTATGAAGTCTGCTTGGCAGCAAGACTTCTTTACATTTGCTATGCACAGAAGCGTGTCTGTAGCACACGGCACGTCAGAAGCTAGGCGCAAAGTGCTTAATGCTGGTTGCGAGTTCGTCATCATTAACTTTGATGGGGTGAACGTCGTGAAGGACGAGATAATTAACGGTGGGTTTGACATGATTGTGGTGGACGAAGCGAACGCCTACAAAAATGTACAGACTACCCGCTGGAAAACATTACGTGACATATCCGCAAATGTAGAATGGTTATGGATGCTTACAGGTACGCCAGCAGCACAGTCTCCCCTTGATGCGTACGGTCTAGCGAAGTTAATTAACCCAGAGGGCACGCCCAAATATTTCGGGCAATTCAGGGATAAAGTTATGTACAAGATTACTCAGTATATATGGCGCCCCAAGTACAACGCAGACAAGGAGGTACACAAACTTCTTCAGCCAGCAATTCGCTTTGAAAAGGAACAATGTTTAGACTTACCACCACTAACGTATGTGGATAGGGAAGCCCCATTAACTCCCCAGCAGATGAAGTATTACAACCTACTCAAAAAAGAAATGTCTATGATGGCGGCTGGAGAAAGCGTAACTTCTGTAAATGCAGCTACTAACCTGAACAAACTACTGCAAATATCAGGGGGTGCGGTGTATTCAGACAATAAAGGGGTCGTAGAGTTTGATGTTAAGAACCGCCTACAAGTAGTACTAGAGGCTATCGAGGAAACAACTAACAAAGTACTAGTGTTTGTGCCATTTACACATACCATAGAATTGCTATATGAGTTTCTTACTAAGAAGAAAATACCCTCAGCAATCATATCTGGGAAGGTATCAGTCAATAAGCGCAGTGACATAATAACAGCGTTTCAAAAAGAGACTAACCCAAGGGTGCTAATCATTCAGCCACAAGCTGCATCGCACGGGTTAACCCTTACAGCAGCAGACACAATTATATGGTATGCCCCAGTAACCAGCGTGGAAACGTATTTACAGGCTAACGCCCGTATTGATAGGCCCGGTCAGAAAAACAACATGACTGTTATACATATAAAAGGGAGCGAAGTAGAAAACAAACTGTATACCATGTTGCAGAGTAACATCGACCACCATAATAAAATTATTGATTTGTACAGAGAAGTACTTGACAATGTATAGTTTAATAGTAGAATTGACTGTCTTAACGAGGAGGACTGTCTATGCAAAACGAGGAATATACTGCTGACAAGTTAGCTAGTATATACATAAAAATGAGGAGTGCTATCAAGGAACACGAGGATGAGATAGCAAAGATTAAAAAGCAGCAGGAGTTAGTATCCGAAAAACTACTTGACCTTTGTAACGCCGAGAACCTAGATAGTCTTAGGACCCCAGAAGGAACAGTTACCAGACGTGTGCATTCTAGCTACTGGACTAGCGACTGGGATGAGTTCTATGAGTACGTCAAAAAACATGACGCCTACTTCTTGTTGGAAAAACGCATACACAACGGCAACATGAAGCAGTTTTTAGAAGAAAACCAAGAGGATATTCCTATTGGTCTACAAGCAAATAAAAAGTACATAATATCTGTACGTAAACCGACAACTAAAAAATAGGAGCCACTATGAGCAACGAGATGTCAATATTTGAAAACCAGTCAAGCCCAGTAGTTGCGAGGTCTGACCGGATAACTGCATTAGGTAAGTCTATTGCTAGCAGTTCTACAGTAACAAACCGTAGGATACAGACTAACACCAACGGTACGTTTAAAAAGATTGTAAACGGGGAACAGATAGGCGACTCCATACGAGGAGAGTTTAACTGCATTATTGTGGGTATGCTGCCTTCTGTGTCTCGTATTTACTATAAAGAAAAGTACGACCCTAACAAAGACGCTACTTTGCCAAACTGCTGGTCCAACCTAGGAGACAAGCCAGAAGCACAGGCTTCTGATAAGCAGCACGCTAACTGTAAAGAGTGCCCTATGAACGTTGCAGGGTCTGGAGACAACGGTGCTCGTGCATGCAGATTCCAACGTCGTATATCCGTAATGCTAGAGAACGACAAGCAGGGTAACGTGTACCAGTTTAACGTACCTGCTAAGTCACTGTTTGGTAAGGGCGTGGGCAATACGCACCCCTTTGAAAGCTACGTACGTTTCTTGGTATCTAACGGTGAGTCTCCAGATACTGTAGTAACCAATGTACGTTACGATGAAAATGCAGCTTCTATGGAGCTGGTATTTACCCCAGTTCGCCAGTTAAGCGACGAAGAGCTTGAAGTCGTTGGGTCTGTACAAAGTAGGCCAGAAACACAGATGTACACTAAGATTACTGTGGCACAGGCTGACGGTGTAACAAAGCTCCCTAGTGCCCCAGCTATCAAACGCTCTGATGAGCCTACTGAGGACGACGAAGAAGATAATGTATCTGACTCATTGTACGAGTACTCACAGAGTAAAGGTAAAAGTAACCAGCATGGGGCAGAGAAGAAAGCAGAGGCGCCCGCTGAAGACCCTATTGCCGAACCAACTACACGTACTAAGAAGAAAGAGGAACCTGTCAGTGACCTAGTTGATGACCTGTCATCTGTAGTATCTGATTGGGCGAGTGAAGACGACTGATGAAACACGGTTATAGCTCAAGGGTTATAAAGCTGAACCAAGCTGCCGACGTCACATCCATTGGCGTGAAGTTAGGACGCATGTGCATCGAGTATGATGTTCCTGTTACTACCATCGCTGAGAAGTTGGGTGTGACTAGGCAGACTATATACAACTGGTTCTGTGCTACCCATAAACCGAGCACTAAACAGTCTACGGCTATCGAAGAGCTGTTACTGGATTTCACATAATAACTAAAACAATTAGATGCTACCGAGGATACTTGGGGATATAGTTCCCCCTGAAAAAAGATGAATGATTTTGACTTATTATCTTACGTACAACCCGAGGCCGGGTTCTATTGCGTACTAGGTATATCACCAGATAATAAAATCACACAAAGGTTAGTAGCTACAAGAGAAGAGTTAGATGAGCTAGCAGAACATTACGTTTCAAAAGGGTTAAATACATTCTTTGCTGTTGCTAAGTTTGATACCGATGAAAGCCGTAAGCAGGATAACGTACGCTCACTAAAAGCCTTTTGGTTAGACCTAGACTGTGGACCTAGTAAGGCAGAAGAAAACTCCAAGACGGGCATACCCCAAGGGTATATCAACCAGACTGCCGCACTTACAGAGCTTAAACGGTTCTGCCAAGTAACTGGCTTACCTAAACCAACTGTGGTCAACTCAGGGCGCGGGCTACACGTGTACTGGGTGCTAGAAGAAGCAATCACCCGAGACGAGTGGGAGCCTGTCGCAGCTAGGCTACGTGACGTATGCGATACCCAAAAGCTCTACGTCGACCGTGCAGTATTTGAAGTTGCTAGGGTGCTGCGGATACCGGGTACCTATAACTTTAAGGACAACCCACCTACCAAAGTATCTGTAATGATGGTTGGTTCACCGATTTCCTATGATGATATTAAGGACATACTGGGGGTTCAAGAGTCAGCTTTCTTAAAACAGGCGCACTCAGGGCGCAAATTGACCGCACTTGGTCAGAAGATTTTGGACAACATGGAGTCCTCGTTTGCTAAGATTATGCGGCGTAGTGCAGAAGGTGACGGGTGTAATCAGCTACTGCAATGCTATACCGAAAGAGCAACGTTGGCGGAACCTAGGTGGTTTAACGCCCTGTCCGTCGCTAAGTTCTGTTCCGATAGTAACAAAGCAATACATAAGCTGTCAGCAGAGCACCCAGAGTACGACCCCGAGGAAGTTGAAAAGAAAATAGCCCACATTGCTGGCCCCCATAGCTGCCTTAAATTTGAAGAAAATAACCCCGGTGGATGTGACGGCTGCCCCTTTAAAGGCAAGATACGCGGACCCATAACTTTAGGTAAGGAAATAATACGCGCTACTGAGGCAGATAACGTTGTTGAAGTAGAAGATGAAAACAACGAAGTATCTACCGTAACCATACCAGAAGTGCCAGAACCCTTCTTCCGTGGTAAGAACGGTGGTTTGTACATAATGGAGGGCGAAGAGCCTAAGCTGGTCTATGAAAATGACATATATGTAGTCAAACGTATGACAGACCCACATGCAGGGGATGTCGTAGTTATGCGGGTGCATTTACCTAAAGATGGCATGAAAGAATTTGTAATACCAAATACTAAAGTAACTGAAAGGTCAGAGCTTAGAAAGGAATTATCTAAAAACGGTGTAGTCACTGGAGACACCGCGTTCAAGCTACTGGCTATATTCGTAGTTCAATCAATAAAAGACTTACAAAATAAAAGGAGTGCAGAAATTATGCGTGACCAGTTTGGTTGGGCTGATAATAATACTAAGTTTATTGTTGGCAGTAGAGAGATAACACATGACCACGTATATCATTCACCACCGTCTACCATAACAGATAACGTAGCTCCATATTTTGAACCACAAGGCACGCTAGAGAAGTGGGCTGAGGTGTTCATGCTATATAACCGCGAGGGTTTGGAAGTGCAAGCCTTTGCCGCGTTATCTGGGTTTGGGTCTCCGCTGCTTAAGTTTACAGAGCAGAAAGGTTGTGTAATTAATCTGATTCATAGCTTATCTGGAGCAGGTAAAACCACCGTATTGCGTGCAGCAGCTAGCGTATGTGGTCACCCAGAGATGCTACTAGGTAATCCAGAAGATACTAAGAACTCCAAGATTACTAAGGCAGGTATCTTGAATAACATAGTCAACCCCATAGACGAGATGACTAATATTCGCAAAGAGGATTTGTCTGACATGATGTACGCTTTCTCTCAGGGTAAAGGTAAGGAGCGTAATGAAGCCAGCTCAAATAAACTGCGTCTGAATAATACTACGTGGCGAAACATAACCTTGTCTGCTTCCAACTCATCGTTTGTGCAAAAACTACAAGACGGCAAGAAAACCCCAGACGGTGAGCTCATGCGGCTGCTAGAGTTCCCTGTGGAGCACAGTACCGTAGTAAGTCGTGACGAAGGGGTGCGTTTATTTGACCAGCAGCTCAACTCAAACTACGGGCATGCTATTGTGCCTTTCGTGCAGTACGTAATAGCTAACCTTGATGAGGTTAAAGTTACGTTAGAAAGAGTAAGACTTAAAGTAAGTAATGACCTTGGCTTGACTCAACGTGAGCGTAATTGGGCTGCGGTTTTAGCATGCAACTTCACCGCTGGTCTTATTATAAACAAGCTGGGGATTATCAAGTTCGACATGCAACGTATCTATAAGCAAATCATTGCTAAGTTAGGTACCATGAAAGAAGATACTGCTCCCCCACTGGATAACTGTGAAACTGTACTCAGTGAGTACGTAATTAGCAATATGGACTGCATATTAGCTGTTGATGACCAAGCAGACCAACGCACTAAAATACCACCTCTACCTAGGATGCTGCCTCGCAGGGAGCTTCGCATACGGTACGAGCCTGACACCATGAAAAGCTACTATGTGATTAAGTTTCTACGGCAACATTTCTCAGAGCAGCAAGTGGACTACCGTGAGTTCTTACGTGAGCTTAAAAAGCGTGGTGTTGCGTTTGAGCTTGACAACAAGCGTATAGCAAAAGGCATGAAGGTGGACATCAGTTCGTCGCCGCGATGTTTGATTATTGACCATCGTAATTCACCCCCTGACTTCCTAAGTATGGAATCCTTTATACCAGCAGACGAAGAGACTGCTGAGGAGGACGCTGGTGAAGATAGAGAAAGTGACGTACGAGATTAATTGGAAGAAGTTTAAGCGTGGGCATTCCTTCTTCATACCATGCTTAAACACTACCCAAGCAAAAGCAGATATTACTAACGTAACTGGAAGGTTACGTTATAAGACAGTTACAAAAGCAGTTATAGAAGATGGGGTGCGAGGCGTACGGGTATGGAGAGTTTAGTCCTCACCTAGCCCGTAGCGTTCTCTAGCAATTCGTTCTCCAACACGTGATAAACGCAGACCATTCAAATCTTCCCTCAGCCTAGCTTCCCGAGCATTTATAGACCTGCTTATTGTGTTCTCATCAATAAGTCCGGGGTTCCGCCTACCAAGTTCTTGCAGCCTACGTCTGGCCTCTATCTCGCCTTGTAAGTCATTAGCCTGCCTAGCCGCGAATATTTCAGTTAAGTACTGGGTCTTTTTCGCATTTAAAAACTCTTCACGACGGGAAGCAAACGCCCTACGCTCGTAGAGGTCAGATAAGTTAGTTGGGGCAAAGCCAGCCATCTGCATAACTTTACTGTAGGCACTGATGTCAGTAGTAATTACATCACCATTCAAGGTCATAACCCCGCCGTCTACCATGTACCGCCCACCACGCATGAAGTTACGTACGAAGGTAGGCATCATATACTCAACACCACGGTAGGTATTGCCGTCAGCTATTTCGTTCATACCACGCTCAAAGTTAATAGCGGCACTACCCATAGGTCCGAAGGCAGTCATCAAAGCAGTTCTCATATACCCAGCTTCTGCCACACCACGTGGGTCGTCTCGGAATACCAAATCGTTTGCCAAAGCTACACGGCTACCGATGTCAAGATTAGTCAGGTAGCTCAATGGACCCCGATATGCCAGTTCTCCAGCAGCTAGACGCATTTCTTCCTTGAGGTCAAAAGGCTCATCCTCATCATCGGGTACCAATAAGTTGGCTAGGAAAGCTACTGAGCCCATAAACGGAAGTCCCGCCATACCAGCAATCGCACCACTCATGGCATATATGCCCAGCAACTGCCTACGAGCCATAGCTACTAACTGAGGGTCCTCTCCAGCTACAGCGTTTTTCCACGCCCTTCCTATTACGTAAGCACTGTTAATATTGAAAGACTTAAAGGTGAAAAATACACGCCCCAAGTCAGTTTGCATAAGTGGTGCAGCGGTAGTATGTGTACCAGAGGTGTTCATATCCTTAACTGTTTTCAATGCAAACTGTACGGCGTTAGCTTCAGACATACCATCACGCTTCGCTAACTCATAAGCAGACACAGCAGTAAACGCACGGTTGTATCGCTCCGTGGCACTAAACGGTACCGCCAGAAGGTTCATAATTTTGGCGCTCATACTAGAGTAGTCTTCAGTTCTCATACGCGAACCTTCCATGACTTCTCTTGCTAACGTATGTTCTAGCTGACCGTGGTCTTGTAGTGTGTTAAATAAGTTTTTATATTTCGTACCAGTACCCCAGTCACCACCAGTCATACCCCAGTTTGCGTCACTGATTGATTTACCAACCACTTTCCGTGCTTGATTCATCGCTGCCGTGGCATTTGTATAGCCAAACCTAGCTGCCAATGTTGGGAACACTAGCATCGGGAGCACAGATAAGTTGACCACCGCTGAAGCGACACTACCCAAAATAAACATGCCGAAGCTGGCTGTCGTCAGTCTAGTTGTTATTGGGTTATAGCTAGGGTTACGTATAAAGTTTTGCCTATCCTGTATATTTGCGGCAAACGCCAATATATCTGGGTCTGTAACACCTTTTTTACCTAGTTCTTCTGGCCTAAAGTATTTAATCGCATTGTCTATCGGCTGCATGTACTCCGTCTGTGGCATCTTGCGACTCCACTTAATCATAGTATCCGCATAGGTGCGCACTAAATCTGTACTGGCACCCTCCAACTCCGCAGCTTTCATAAAGTTTTTGTTCAACGAGCCCGCTGGATATACAGATAAGTAGGTCTGGAATATTGCATCTCTGTATGCTTGTTGTGCTTCCGGGTCGGCATCCGCAGGTAAGGAATCCATCAAACGCGTTAGAAATACGCTAGATGGTACAGTCACATCGTATCTTGGCTGTCTACCACGCTCATAAGCTATGTACTGCCCGTTAGCAATATCAGCGATACCTGCGCCTTCCTCAGCGGCTTTTAAGCCCTCTGCTTTTATAAACTCATCTCTTGCCCGACTAGATTCAAACGGGTGAACCTCTCGTATCCCGTTGCGCTTAGTGTCTACAATAAAGTCACCAAATCGAGTAAAAGGTACATACCCTTCGACTGGCACATCATTAAGGAACTCCTCAAGCAGTTTACCGTTCTGGTTGTTATCTTTATCAACCTTAGCAACGAAAGCCTTGAACTGCTCATACATGCTATCAAAATCATTACGCATTTCGATGTACATATCCCTGACAGGTTTTGGCAGTGCATCCAACCTAGCTTTTAGTTTTGCGTACTCAGGGTTCTTAGTAAAAGGTGTTTGGTCCGCTTTGTTAAACGATATACGCGCTCTACGTATATCCTGCGCAAGTTTACCTAGACGCTCTGTGGCGTCAGGGTGCTTTTTCTGTATGGCTTCAAATTTTTCATACTTCTTATTGAGGGCTTTACGCATCTTCTCTTCTGCGCCCAGTCTTAATTCCAACTGAGCTATAAGGTCAGACAGCGTGTCATAGGCAGTTTGCAGGGTGGGGTTAGGTTCTCCACGTGCTTTAGCAGCCGCTAGTCTTTGTCCCCACAGGTCTTTGACGTTATCGTAGCGTAGCAGTCCATAGGCTTTTTTCTTGTACCCGAAATCTGCAATACCATCCAACACGTTATTAGTTTTGCGTAAGCTAGATTTCGTAGCTTCTCTACCAAACTGCTCTATCTTACTCATCGCATCTACTTGTGCTGCTGGTGTAGCCATAGCAAGCACGTCACCTATGCGTGGGCTAATATCTTGAGAGACATCCAGTAAGTCAGAGATGAACTTATAGGCAGCCTTGTCTGCGGTACGGAACCCGAAAAACTCAGCGATAGCCTGCATGATGTTGACAAAATAGTTATCGCTACGGGGTGCTTTTATAGTCTTAAGCAATGCTTGGAACTCTGGGTTTCCAATATATTCAGCAGCAAATTCTTGGAGATTCTGACCACCATAAGCATCACCAAGCTGACCTTTAAGCTGCTCAAAGAACCGTACGAAATCTTTGGATATTTTCAGATTCGGGTTGGCAATACCACGTGCCAACGCTGCGTGCCCAAGCTCATGCAGAATAGTCTGCTCGTTCATACCAAACTGCGGACTTATAGTGATGGTGTCCGTACCGGCGTCATACTGCCCACTACGTCCCTCTGGTAGTTCTGCCACGATGATAGTTGGGTTTATACCAAGGTTACGTATCTTACGAAGCAGCTTGGCAGGTCCAGCAGCCTGTTTATACAGAAGTGCCGTTATGATTTCGTTAACATTGCCTTTGCGTATTAGGTCTGCGGTTTCTTGATTAAAGGATTTACCTTTGTATATTGGAGCGCCAATAGTTTGTTTCTTCCAATCGGGGTCTCTAACCGATGGTAGCTCTTTGACTTTACCACCGTTGGATATAAATTCAGCTACTTCCTTAGCTAAATCGTTGCGCTCACGTTCTTTACCCATAGGTATTTGACCACCTATTTCTGGGTTATTCATGTTTATCTTGGCTTCTAGCAGCCTTGCAAGTTTATCGTTTTCATCTACGTCAGTATCTTTTGTACCCGCAAGAATTCTGTATTCTTTTTGCTCTACCCTATATAGTTTTATAGCATCTTCTTTAGATATGTCGGGATTTTGCTCCATAATCTGCGCTACTCGGAGCTCTTGGGCCGCTTCGCTTAATGTTTTACTAGCTTTTTCGGCTTCCTTTTTAGTCAGTATCCTTTCCTCTTTTAGTTGCTCTTGTTGCTCTGCATAGCGTTTTGCACGTTCCTTATACCGCTCAATATTATTTTTGATGGTTTCAACGTTCCTTTCAGTTCTAGCAACTACCGCCTGACCTCGCTTCGATAGCTTAGGCATCAACCAAAATAGAGCCTCCTGTGCTTCCTCTTGGGTACCCGCTACTTCTCGCTCAGTAAACTTAGGTGCTGCTTCTGCTACTAAAACTTGCAGGGCACTGCCCGGGGTAAAACGCTTCATGTACTTAGCTACGGTCTGTTCCGCCGTAGCACTTTTACCTTTTGCTACTGTAGTATCCACATCTCTCAGGCTTTCTAGGTACGCAGTGGTCCGCCTATCTACTTGAGGTTCGTTTTCAAGGGCCACAAACTGAGTAGTGGGCTCGGTGGGAGGGGCAGCAACTTCTTCAATAACTTCTTCAGTAACTACTTCTGGGGCAGCAACTTCTTCAGTAACTTCTTCAGTAACTACTTCTGGGGCAGCAACTTCTTCAGTAACTTCTTCAGTAACTACTTCTGGGGCAGCAACTTCTTCAGTAACTACTTCTTCTGGGGCAGCAACTTCTTCAGTAACTTCTTCAGTAACTACTTCTTCTGGGGCAGCAACTTCTTCAGTAACTACTTCTTCTGGGGCAGCAACTTCTTCAGTAACTACTTCTGGGGCAGCAACTTCTTCAGTAACTACTTCTGGGGCAGTAACTTCTTCAGTAACTACTTCTGGGGCAGTAACTTCTTCAGTAACTACTTCTGGGGCAATAACTTCTTCAGGAGCGGCAGCAGGAGCAAACTCAGGGCGTTGTAAGTACTCCTCAATCTTAGCAATTATACTGGAACTTCTCTTGGGGGCACTTGCGTATGCTTCTAATATACTTCTTACTTCCGCTGCCTGCGCTGGGTCTGATATATCCTTACCTGCTAAGGCTCCATCAGCTTTAATTATATCGGCACTAGGGCCTATACCTAGTACAGTTCTACCCCATGCTTTTAAATCAGCAACAGTGTTTGGTATTACTGTAGTAGAACGTAGAGTGTCAGCTTGCTCTGCCGCACGTGCCTCAGCTCTACGGCGTTCATCTACAGCCAGCAATGGAGCTACCATAGCCTGAGCTTCTTGTTCGGCTGTGCGTGCTTCTACCACGGCGCCAGTAACGGCTTCTTGCTCTGCCCGTTGTTCTGCTTGCGCTGCTTCCTCACCCATACGGAACTCACGTCTTGCACCCAGCGTTTCAACCGCACCACGTGGGCCAGCAAGACCACCACCAACAACCAAGGCGGCATAAGCGGCGTCACCGTATTCCTGTAAGGCATCATCAGACAAGACATCCAAGCCAGCTTGGTACCGCTCAACAACTTGTTGTGCAATCTCTACGGGTACTTCAGCAGCGGCACCACCAAGGGCTGCCCGACGAGCTCCACCAGCAAGGCTACGCTGTGAACGCTCTAGTAACTGCTGTCTGGCACGGTTTGTCTGTATTGCTACATCACCTGCTTCGTCAGCAAGACCCAGTACTTTCTTAACAAGTTTTTTACCTAAGATAACCCCAGTACCTACAGATTCAAACGCAGATTGCGCAGCAGCACCAGCGGCAGCACGGGCACGGTCAATATCAACTTCTTCACCACGTTCAATCTGTACTTGAGCTTGGCGCTCTATGTTTGCTCCATAAAACTGCGGAAAGAGGGCAAGAAGGCCCCCACCAATACCACCTATTGCCCCCCCATAAGGGCCAAGGGGAGCTCCTGCCATGGCACCCAACCGAGAGCCAGCTACAAGGCTAGTAATTACAGGGGCTTGGCTACCAATAAATTCAGGCACATCGCTTATAGCTTCGCCTATAGCGGGGAGTAAACCTTCTTCACGGTAAGTTTGTACATAATCTTGGAAAGATGGAGCGGCGCCATAACGCTCTGCTATAGCTTGTTGCCTTTCTAATCCTGCTTCAGCAGCAGTGGCAGCCTCTTCCTTACCTAATAACGAGCCGAAGCCAGTGCGTACGCTGGACGCAAGAGACTCTGCGCTTCTTGCAGCTTCGCCGAGAAAAGAAGTTTCAGGAGGTGGACGGCGAAATATAGTTTCTTCAGGGGCGGTGGGGGCGCTACCTTGCATAGCCCTTTGGAGTTCTCGCGCAAGTATACGCGCATCCTCGGTATTGCCAGCCTTATCTGCATTGATTAAGGCTTGTTCCAGTTCAGCAACAGTCGCCATTATTTCCCCAGCTATTGGTTACGTTCGAGTGCTGCTTGCCCTTCAGGGGAAGGGGTAAAGCCCTCGCTACCACCACTTGGTGCCCCAGTAATCCTTGCTTCTTCTTTATCTAAGTACCTGTTTAAGTGTTGTTGCTCCACCGTTCTACGTACAAGTTCTTTAAATTCCTTACTTGGTCCTCCAAGCCCTAACCATGTACGAGAGCTTAAACCGGTAAGCGCTTCATACTGTCTTCTTGTCTCCGGGTCATTTTCGATGGCGCGTAGTTCTTGTTCTACTAGAGCGTCTACTTCGGCAACGAAATTCATGTCCGCATTAGCCCTTATATTTTGTATTATATCTTGCCGTACATCACTAGATGTCCTTCTCGCTAGTTCATCTAAATCGGCAGTTAGCCTTGCATTTGCTACATCAAGCTGTGTCCGCATCTGCTCACGAGCAATGGTACTCTCCTCACCCAGTATTTCACGTCGTAAATCACGTTCTAAGTCAGCTTCTTCCCTCTCAATGGCTAGAGCTTCTTGGCGTCGTCGTTCAGCTTGACTACCCATACCATAACCACCTAAGGCGGTAGCAGTGCTGGTGCCTTGACCAGCAGCCAACAGTCCAGAAATCAAAGAATCCCAGTTAATCTCACGGCCTTCTCTACGAGCGGCGTCTAGTTCGTCTATTACGTCTACTTTAGTTGTATCGCCAGTAGCAGCAGGTTCAGTTGTATCGCCAGTAGCATCAGGTTCAGTTGTATCGCCAGTAAGTAGGTCTACATCAGCAACGTCAGGTGCAGCTTGCTCGGATTCTAGTATAGCTTGACCTTCCGCTATGTCCGCCGGGTCAACACCTGCCTGTGTAAGGTCTGTAGAAACCAAGGCTTCAAGTGCTTCGGGGGGTAAATCTTCTTCACCCGTAAAAATATTTCTTAGTCGTTCTTGGTTTATTAAACCTAAACCTAGCAAAGTGGTGCTTATGTTGGGGTATTTTGTTAAAAGTTTTGTTCCCCACTTAAGTAGCCCGCCTCCGACAGAAACAACACCACGCGTAACGGGGAACGCGGTTAGTGCATACCCAGCGGCTTCTATTGGGTTTTCCAGAACGTAGTCTCTACCAGAACGTAAAAAATTAGCTATATCTTCATAGTCAGGTCCACGAGACGGTTCCTCTTGTGCCCTCGTACGTAAAGCAGCAATCCTCTGGTCCTGCCGATTCTGTCCGGGTGGTAAAAGCATTGATTCTTCAGCACGTGGTTCTTCGGCACGGGGAAGATTCGGCATACCACCCATAATACCTGTCCTAGGCCCTGCGAACTGCTCAACTATAGAACGACCATAACTATCTGCTTGTGCCCGTTCTCTAGTTCGCTGCCTAGTAAGTTCGTTCTGTTCTCTAGTTATCTGCCTAGTAAGTTCGGCACTTGCGTCTGCTGGAGTTATTAGCGGCATCCGCTCTTCTGGTGCTTCAGGCACTTGCATAGAACGATTTATATCTGTCAGATTTGAAAGCTCGCGCTCTATCTGCCTTATGTCACGGTTATAAGCATCTTGGCTTATTTCCCCAGCCTCCATACGCCTTCTCAGGTTTCTTGCTCTAGTAACAAGGTCACGCCTAGCTTCAAACTCTAGTTCTGCTTGCCTTTCTGGGCTCGCCTCGTACATTCTTCTATTACGGTCCGCAATCCTCAGGTCCTGCTGATTCTGTCCGGGTGGTAAAAGCATTGGTTGTACGTCTTGTGGATTAACTGGTTCTTCTGGCCTTTGAGGTCTTTCTCCAGCAGCATATGCGGCAGATTCTGAAGCTAAGTTTTCCAACAACCTTCTTTCTACTTCTGCTTCAAACTCCTGTTGACGTGCGTATTCACTTGGGTTAAGCCTAGCCCGTGTTCCAGACATTAAATCTTTAAGGAGCATAGCATCAATTTCCCCCTCACTACGTACTAAATCACCAGCCTGATACCGCTTAACATAGCCACCGCCAGCCATTTCCATATCCATGGTGCCTGACATCTCAGCCACTCGGCGACGTACTTGACCAATCCTAGAGCCAGCCTGTGCGTTTATCATATCAATCTGACGCTGGGCATTAGCTTTTTCTTCAGGAGTAGCAGCAGGGTCATACAGCTTATCAGAGGCTTGTTTATACAGCGCAGCCATGGCACCAATATCATCATAAATTTCACCACCTTCCTGATAACCAACAATACCACCGTCCATCATACGAGCCATATTCGGCGCAGCCTGTGTAGGTAGTCCTGCCTGCCTAGGAGCTTGCATAGCCGCCATCTGCATACCGCGTTGCTGCATACCCGGCATAAGTTGTTGTAGGAGCCCAGCTACCCCTTGCTGTATACGTTGCTGTACTTGTTGTTTACGTTGGTCAACGACTTCAGGGGGTGTCGGCTGGGGCTGTTTCATTGCCAAATTCCGCTCGGCTGAGGCCAGCAGGTCAGAGGCTTCTTGTACTTTCAAGGCATATTCTGTACGTGGGTCTAGATTCAGGTTTTCAATGTCGTTATTGACGACTTCCACAGCGTTATCCATACGTGGGTTCATACCCGGCATAGGGGCCTGTGGGGTTTGCTGAGGCTGCCCTTGAGGAGCTTGTTGCATTAAAGAGGCTAATCCGTCCATTATTGATACCTAAACTAAATTTAAGTCTTGTAGAAATTGCAGAATACCACCAGCACCGCCCAAGAATGACGCTAACCCACTAGGCTCGGCGTAGGTACGGCTTTGTGTTTCTATGGGCAGGCTTTGCAGTAACGACTGCATGTACTGTACCTGTTTGTATGGGTAATCGCGTTCTTCTTCAAACTGCCCTATATCGGCAAGTATGCCTTGTTGCTCGATAGCTCTTTGTTCCCCACCGGCAGCGCGTTGTGCACCTGCTACATCTAATCCATACCGATTAGCTAGTTCTTGGGCTCTCTGTTGCCTTTCTTGTTCAGTATTAAACTGCTGCTGCCCAGACTCAAACGCTCTCTGGTACCCAGTACCGGTAATATCGGCAAGCTGTCTTGTCAGATTGCGTGCGCCCTCAGACTCCATAATGGCCTGTCTACCACCACCAAACGCACCAGCCCTAGTCAGCCTACCTGCTTGTTGGACGCGCTGTATTTCGGCTTGTCTTTGAGCTTCCGCCAGTTGCGGTTCAAGTGCTGCTTGCAGGTACGGAGACATGTATTGCTGTGCAGTGCCAGCAGTGGTAAAAGAAGTAGGGGTAAATGCACCCATGTTTTGGGGCAACGAAAGACCAGCTAACCCTTGGTATGCCTGTTGTTGAAGTTGGGAAGACCCAGCAGTAAGAGGTCCTTGATACGCTTGGTATGGCATCTCAGCCAGAGCTTGACCACGACCAAGCATCTCGGTCACATATGGACCAGCCCAACTAGAAAGAGAGGACTCTGTACCGGTTATTGAACCGGCTAAGGGGTCTACTGTGCCACCTTCTTGATATTCGTACATTTGTTACCTCACGCTAAATACTTAGATGGGTTTATTTGGCGCCCCTGAGCGGGATTGCCAGTACGGTCTAACCGTACCCTATCCATCATCCTAAAAAGTTCTTTAGCACCTGCATCGGAATTGCCGTTGCCTAAGTGACTTACAACGTCCGCAGGGATAACAAATTCGCCATCGCTCAAACGAGCTGGCTGTCTTCCGGATATTGTAGCAGGTACTTGGTCCGCCATGCCATCAGTTTTACCGCCTAAATACATGCCTTTTGGGCGTAGGGAAGCTAGTCCACCTTGCATATAATTAATATAACCACCTTGCGCCGCTTCTACTGGCTGAAAATCTACATCGCTAAAATACCGTCTACCACCGGAACCGGGTCGGCGATTAGGGTCATAAGGCTGCTGAATAGGTGTACGCTGTGCAGTATATTTAGGGATTCCACCCTGATAGCCTTGGGGTTGGTTTGCAGTACTACCACTACCCAAAAGACCAATAAGGCCACCAATACCGGCACCACCAAGACCAAGGATTTTCTCCCAGTCTAAGCCAATATTTTTACCTTCTTTATTTTGTATAGAAAAAAAGTCGCTTAGTCCGCCTAAAGCACTAGAGCCTAAGTTTGCTAACCATCCCATATCAAACACCCAATAATCGTAAAATTTGTTCTAAATAAGGTTCTTGTATCATACCACCGCTTTTTGCGTAGACATAGGGTCGTGTTGCGTTTTCGTTTTCATCCCGCAGTTTTGGGGCAAAGATGCTTTCTCCGCCGATATCGTAGAGGTACTGGATGTCCACTACATCCCCGGGCTCCTCAGTAACGGTGCGGTACTGGGGTTGGAGCAAAGCCAGCATAGTCGCTAAATCTCCAGCACCACTACCTTGCCCGTCACCTTCCCCATCACCTTCGCCATCACCTGAACCATCGCCCGACCCAGTACCACTTCCAGTACCGTCACCACCGCCATCACCACCTGTATTAGTAGTATCTGTTCCACCAGTACCAGCATCTCCACCAGTACCAGCATCTCCACCAGTACCAGCATCTCCACCAGTACCAGCATCTCCACCAGTACCAGCATCTCCACCAGTACCACCATCTCCACCAGTACCACCATCTCCACCAGTACCACCATTGCTAGGGTCATATATTATTGGGGGTATATTAAAATCGGGCATATTTTCTGGGAGGAAGATATTCCACCAAGGCTGGTTAGGGTCATATGTACCACTACCGGGTAACTCCACACCCACATCTACAGTACCTGATGAATCAGTAGTGGGAGGGGGGACGGATTGCCCAGAACCGCTTGAGCGACCAGAGTCACCAGAGCCACCAGCATCACCACCAGCATCGCCACCATCAGTAGCAGAACCACCGCCACCGGGTTCTTCTTCCACGGGTGGGACAACAGGCTCATCTATAGGGACTAATATCTTCCCACCGGGGTAATCCCCATAACGCTCAAGTGCTTCCAGTACACGACTAGCGTACTCAGCATTAGTCTCATAACGGTACGGCTTACCGTCCCTTATAACTACGCCATCTTCTGGCGCTGGTTCAGGTGTGGGTTCAGGCGCCGGGGTAGGTGCTGTAACAGGCTGGCTACGCTCTGCATCCCTAATCAGTTCTTCGATGTAGGCTAAGTCTGGGATGTCCCAAAGTCCGTAGTCACTAGGCGAACTAAAAACTGTGTATCCTGCATTTTCAGCTCTTGATACAGGGGCAGTGCTGTAAGGAGGAGCGCCCGGGGTTTTGGTTTTAAATGTATATTCATCTCGTATAAGAGCTGGTGCATTTAGCACAGCTTCTACTATGTTTTTACCTCCCTGTACGTACGGGTTAAGAGGCAATGCAGCCAAGCCAGCGGCAGCTTTGTTATAAGCCCGCTCAAAAAATCCTTGGTCGTCACCGGAAGCCATAAGTCACCTATGCCAGCTCGTAAAATTCAAGCGAACCAATAATATCGCTTGTACCGGTAAACACACGGGCTGCGAGAGTAAGAATATCGCTAGTCCCACCTATGGTACGCCCAAGCTGCAAGTCAAAGTTATAGTTAAACTCGGTGCTTATACCCGAAGAACTCTGGTTAGTGCCGCTGATATACTGCAAATCCACAATATTGCCCCCGGAAAGTGCAGTAGCAGAAACATCATAGTCTACGCTGGGGAACGTAGTAGTGTCCCATGAGGCACCAGTCAGTGTGGGGTTTTTTATCAAAGCAATTTCGTAATAAGCCGGACTCGAACCGGAAGGCAACACGGGGATACCCGCTGGGATAATCACTGAATCCAGTCTGTCAGAGGCCAAACGTATAGAAACCAAGGGTTCAAACGACGTACCTACAGTAGTGTCTGCGGTCCTACGCGCCACTTGTTTCGGTACCGTCTGCTGATAACCCCCTTCAGAAATAACAGTAGAGCATATCTGCTTCATGGTGGATGCCGAAGCCGTAGTATCAGTATTTGTAATTTCATACCGGATGGGTAGTACAGCAGTCGTCATATACACCGTGTTGTTAATATTAGCGTTATGGAAGGTATGCGCCACAATAAACTGCCCGTTAATGACAAACCCACATCGAACAGACCCAACACCCAACCACTCAAAATCCTGCCAAAATAGCTGTGCCTGTGTAAGGTTCAGCGTGTATCCACTATCCCCGGTACCATTGAGCTTATCCCCGTTCCAACTGGCTTGGGCTACCTTAGTATCTACGGCGCTTCCGGTCACATAACTACGCATAACGAGGTTTACTGTGGTGTCATCCAGTTCAAAGAATACGCCGTTTTGTGCTCCAAAATACCCAACACGCTGCCGCAAGTTTGCTTTAGCTTCATTCATTACAAAGGTATTCATAACCAACAGGCTTTTCCCGGGCTGGTATGGGAATACTTTAAAGGTTTCTTGGATTATCTCATCCCCAGATACCGTACCCACATCTAGCTCAATAGTGCTTTCGTTTACAACATACGTGGTGGACCCACCGCCAGAAGCGCTAGTATCGAAAGCCCCAGAAGCATCATAGCGGTTCTGGCTATCGAACAAGGTAAAAGGCTCGCTGATGCGAGCACGCCCAAACGCATCTGCGTAAGGACCAGAGGGGTACATGGGGTATGGGCCAGTGCTTGCCATAAGTTCTCTCAGTACCGAGTCAAGTCGGTTAAAATAAAGTCGGAGTACATTGTTGAACTCATCGTTATACCTTTTGGCGTACTGTGCAGGCGGTTCCGGTAATGCTGGTGGCGCCACACGCCTTGTAAATTCACTGATTATAGCCACAAAAACTACCTTCTACCATCTGGTCGCATATCAAACCTCGGTGAACCTAACTGCCATGCTACACCCGCGGCGGTAGACTCTACCTTGATAACCATCTGCCTACCCCTCACACGCACATAGACCTGCCCGGTAAACTCCTCAATAGGCACCGTAGCTGTACGTGTTACTGTAGCTGAACTGTTGCCACCAGTAGATGCAGGTGACGTATAACCCGCACCTGAGTTTTTGAGTGGGGATAGGGTCATAGATATAGCCGGGGAATCTGTGCTGGACCCATCAAAGGTAACGTCAGGCAGCATCCGGTTAATAAACATAAACTGATGCCCATCGTCTAAATCAAACTCAGAAGAAGTAACATAAGCTGTAATAGGTACTGGGCTTACCCCTTCATTGTCATCGGTTCCAACTTCATGGTAGACCAACTTATTATTGTAGGTTGCCGCTATCGGATTGTCTCTTAGCCCGCTATCTAGCCATGCAGTACGTGCCATTGTGCCGTAGTACCAAATGTTTTCCACATAGTTATATACAACGTATTTGTCGATAGTGTCAGAGCCCGCAGATGGGTAGAACCACCAGACTTCGTGGAACTCTTCTAACGTACCGCACGCAACCTGAGCGTACTGAGCATCATTAAAATCGTTAAAAACAAATTTACGTACATTACAAATAAGCGGTTTAACTGTACCGTCGTACATATAAAACTTGCCTCTACCCATCCAGAAAGCAGCCGCACCTACATACGCTGTAGCGTTTTGGCTGGCGATGGAAATATTGTCTCCAAGGAGCTGTGCCCCCCACACTTCCGGCGCACCGAGATACTGAAAGCCGTACAGGGCTGAGTCAGTCCATACTAGAATCTCTTGTCGTGCCTGTGCGGCGGTAACTATTTCACTACCATGAGATAAACGCAAACTGCCCGCTTGGTTCGTAGCTGCTGGGGTCCAGTTGGCAGCATCTTCTTGGTCAGACCAACGTACTAGCATTGGGTCTATTGGGGCAGACCCTGCTTCGTTAGCGCCAAAGGCAAACACAAACCGGCTTATATCAGACACAAATATAGAGTTAACTATGGTAGGTACATCAGAAGCACCAGCTAATGAGGATAAATAAACAGCTCTGGTACTAACCGTGTTTGTCGCATCCCAGTAATAAATATCCCCATATCTATTAGCAAAAATTAAATCTTCTCCAAAATTAGCTTGGCTCCAAAGCCTAATCTGTACGCTGGCTGAACCACCGATACCCCATGTGCCAAAACCAAAATACCCACTACCCCAACCGACTGCTGGTGTGCTTATCTCCCCACCTATGTTTATTTGGTAGGCTCCAACAACAGAAGCTCCACCATTGCCTGTGTCACTAGCGTTTGCAAGTACCTCAGCTCCAGAGGTGTCTTTGGCTTCTATCGTGTATGTATCGTCATCAATTAGGGAAGCTATTTGGTATTCTTGGTTAAGGACCGTGGCAGTAATATTCCCACCTAAAGAAACAGCGCCGCTGTAAGTAACAAAATCTCCAACAATCGCCCCATGTGCAGTATCGGAAACAGTAAGGGTAGCATCGCCGTTAACAGCAGCAAAGGTTACATCTCCTGCTGCGGTAGTAGCTCTAATAGGGGTTATGTCGTAGTAGGCAGTACCACGCTCAATGTAGAATTTTAAATTTGTCCCAACACCGACAAGATTTTTACCGTCAAGAGTTACCCAGTTCCAAAGAGAACGGCATACGCCAAGAAAAGTGTATGTAGAAATACGCTCCCAACCGCCTATTTTTTCGGGGGAGCCTTGTCGGAACCGGATTTTATCGGACTCATACCAGCCGCCTTCAGTGGTATACCGCGTGTTTTCTCGGTTAACTCCGGGGCGTATTTGTATCTTCTTGTATGGCATACATAACCCTTACCAATCTTGATATTTACCAGAGACAATCATCTCAGCGACTTCGTTGGCTCTAGCAGGAGTCTGTTTCGCATACAAGCTGTCCAAAAGGTGCGGGCCAGCTAATTCGTAGTTACCCTCAGCCATTTCGGCTAAGAAGTTTTTGAATTTTAAAAGTTTAGTGATTCCAAGCTGAAAACACAAGTTAATCATAGCATCCCTACGGGCATTATCTAGGTCAGAAAACCACGCAAACGACTTACCTAGCTCGTTAATGCACCGGGTCACATCGTTAGTAAGTAGGTAGTCAATCTCGTCTTCTGATAGCCCTAGCCCCACATCTTCTTTGATACAGCGCCCAACGCCAATAGTTTCATAACCAAGGTGGTCAAGATAAACGTGGTTCTTTACCCCTTCATGCCTTCGTAGTATCTGTAATATTCTGTCGCTCATTGTCAATCCTGCTTCTGTGAGGCGCCAAAGTAAAAAGAAATAACTGCGCTAACAAGTCCACCTAAATAGCCAAGTACAAGGTTAATCAGCTCCATAGAATTTTGCTCAGGAGGCATTATAGTGACCATAGCAATGTAAGCACAGAAAAACAGTACCATTAATATACCGATAAACTTAGCAGTCCAGTCTTTGGCAAAGTGTTTACGGGCATCCTGCTTGTCTTGGGCCTCAAGGGCAAAAACATCGACTTTTAGTTCCGCCATTTTTGATTCAAATTCAAGCTCGGCTTCGCGTATTTTTGCTAGGTCTTCGGGACTTGCTGCCTGTACAGCCTGCTCAATACTGCGTTCGTCTTCTTTGCACCCAAGAGCCTGTGAGATAACTTTAGCGGCTGCGCCCCCTACAGGGCCGCCCAGTGCCGCACCGATTGTAGGTGCTACAGCACCCACTAGATTTTTAATTGCACCGAATTTCATAGGACCCCCAGTACGATAATTAGTATAAGTATTCCAAGAAATAAACTGCCGCTTTGCAGGTCAGACATATAGCAGAGGCGGTAAGTAACCTTTTTACCTATTGTTTTTATTAGTGTTTTCATCGCTTGTCTACTTTGTTGTCTAGTCTTTTAAAGATAGCTCCTAGCAGTTCTTTTATTTCATGTATGTCGTCTTTATAGTCGTCTTTACGTACATAGTCGATATGGACCTCTTTCTCTAAGGACTTCACCGCGTCATAAATAGTTTTGAGCACCCAACCAGTACCGGCAGCGATGACACTAAATCCTAAGTTTATAATTGATTGTTGGTCCATAATTACCTCAAAGGGTTACTGACTGCATCAAAGGCTTCCCATAAATCGTCGACTTCCTGTGCAAAGCGTTCAACATCTTCTGCAAATTCTTGTACGGCTTCTAGCGTATCCTCTGAAAGCCGCTGGTTTACTGTAACTGTTCTTTCAGCTTCCTCTATTCTATCTCGTAAATCGAGTAATTGCTGCTGTTGAGTCATAATTGTTTGAAGATTAGTTGCAAGCTCGGCTAATCGACCTTGTAGCTGAGATATATCCTGCGATTCTAGCTGGTCTTCCATTACTGCAATCCTAGTATCCAACCTAGTTCCAGTACCCCCCAAGTCCTGCTTCATGTCATCAAGTTCAGTACGTAGTACGGAAAGCTGTTCCTGTAAAGGAGCAATGTCTGGGATAGAAAACTCATCAACCGAGCTTTCCAGCGAATCTATCCGACCAAAAAACTCAGCAACCGCCCATATGCCCCCAACAACCGGGGTCAAGATGGATAAAGCAACAACAATCCAAGCACCCTTGAGCTTGAAGCCGCCAACTTTAACCTCAGCATCATCAAGCATTACAGCTTGTTGCCTTCGTAGATAGACTGACCTACGCCCATTACATCAAGTGCAGATTTAATGTCGTTTTGGAAGAAGTTCATAAAGCCCATAGACTCATTAGTTTGCGCCCAAGTCAGCATCAGGTGGTCAGTAGATTGCGTGTAGGTTGCAGTTGTTTCAAATAAAGAAACATTAAAGTCTTGGCTCTGCTGGTCAACAGTCTGAGTAATAAAATCGTTCTGACTAGCCTGTATAAACGCAGCAGCCATCTGAGAGTAAGTCTGTACTGATTCCAAAGACTCATTATATTCCAGCACCTGACCTTGAGTAATCTCCAGTGAGTTATCAGTCACATAGCTCTGTAGAGCAAGCTGGGTTTCGGTAGTGGCGGCTTCAGATGCCATGTTAAATACTGTGATAACTTGTGACATTGTACTTGTCGCATCTACAAAGTCATCAATGGCAAGGCTCATCTGTTCAAGCGCAACATCCGCTTGGTCTTGGAAAAACATCTGCGCATTGTAATAGGTAGCCGACTGGACATCTGCCAGTGCAGAATTATAAGCATCCATCTGAGCTTGAGATATAATGCCGGAGTCAATCGTATTAGACTCAGCAATCCCACCAATACCAGCATAGTAAGCAAGACCACTGACAGCATACTGTCCAGCATCCATCGTAGTGATGAGCGAATTACTCGCATTAACAAGGTCTGAGATTTCATCAGCGTATGCTTGTCCTGAAACGCTCAGAGATACTGCGAGTGTCATTAGTATTTTCTTCATCTTCAACCCCTATGCCAAGCACGGCATCGTAAAATTCTCTGTCCTGCCGATAGTTTGGTATCAGCAGCTCTGGGTCACGCCTCATCGCAAAGTACGCTTGCCGACCTACCATCAGGCTACCTCTAACCATGACAGGGCAATAAGTTCCTGCTTTAAACATTGCCGCCCAGTTCTCGTCTGATTGGCACAACCTTGAGATGGCAGCAATCTGCATACCTAAATCGTTTAAAGCTCTAGCGTCACGCCTGCGATTACATTCATCATCCTGCTTGTAACCACCGATGCTAAAGCCTAGTACGTCTAGCTGTATCCCTGCGCCAGTACCAATTAAGCAGCTATCTGAGCCGTTAAATATATAGCTCGGCGTGATAGCGGAGGGTACGGGAGTTACCCGTGATGCGCTGCCAGCCCCATTAAAGTTATTAACTACGGAGTTGTCAGGGTTTTCGCTATTTACTGTACTATTGACGTTGTTGGTGTTTAAGTCACCAGTCTGCTGCCCCAGCGCAATGCAGGGTATCAATAGAAACAGTAATATCCATTTCATTCATCTATTCGTCTTTAAGAGACTCAGTTAGCATATTAACAAAGGCACTCTTGCCGACCTGTAGCTGGTCAAGGTTGAATCTTGCACTCTGAAGTTTTCTATCCAAGTCAGTAATATGGTTTACCATAGCCTGTTGCTCTGGTGTCATATCTTCAAGCGTGTATTCTTTGTCATCAATCGTGATGGGTGTCTTTTTATCTTTTCCCATTGTGATTCTCCTGTTAAGTTAAATTACCAAGGTAAGCCACTTGCGCTGACTGGATTCTCCAGAGCGTCAATCTGTGCCTGCAAGTTAGCTTCAATAGTGTCAACATCAATGCCTTCAGAAGCCTGTACCCAGCCGATAACAGTAGCTTCATCAAGGCTGTCATAGGCTACAAAGCCATCAGCAGATGCGTCAGGGCTAAAGCCTACAGAGCTATAGTTGGTTGCTGAGTTATCGCCACTGGTCAGGGTAGCTCTCCAGTGAGCTGTGGTGACTCCACCATCAGCCGTGTTGCGTTCTAGTTGTTCGATTGTCCAAACTGTTGCCATTAGACTATGCTCCTTCTAAGGTTTCTATTCGAGCTTTAAGGTCATCAATAATCGTTTGCTGTTCTTGGATGGCTTTCATAAGTACAGCTATTGTTTCTGTGTATTGAATACCAAGTTTACCTGTTCGCTCATCTGTAGTTACTACTTCTGGGAAGTCATTTATCCAGTCTTGCGCTATAAAGCCTATTTTCTTATCTTCATCGCCAATTAAATTATATTTAACAGTTCTAATACTAGATATTTTGTTTAAAACACTTCCAATATCTTCTATGTTTTCTTTGAGAGTCTCATCGGAGCCAGATGTCCATGAAGAACCATTAGCAGCTAAATAAACCCCAGCTCCTGTTCCACCAGTTACTCCGGGTATAACATAAAAAGGTGAAAAAGATGATACAGTTCCAAAACCATAGCCGTAGGTTGAGTTAGTATTAACTACACTAAATCTAGCACCGCTTCCATTTTGATTAGTAGTAGTCCCGAGCAGCAAGTTTCCAGAAGGGTCAAGCCGCATACGTTCTCCGGTATTGGTATAAAACCCCATAGTTTCTGCTGCTACGGCTAAAATTTCTGTTCCCCCATCCATTTTAAAACCACCAGAAGCTCTTACCTTACCCCCAACATAAACTTTATCGCCAGAACCGCTAGTATCATTGATAAGCAGGTTTCCAGAGGTGTCGATGCGCATACGCTCTGTGCCGCCTGTAGTAAACAAAACAGGTTTAGAAGTTACAGAGCCTATTTGTGTAACTGTGCTAGTATCATAAATTAGCGTTTCTCTAGCTCCTGCTCTGCCTAGCTCCAAAGCTGCAACATTAGTTCCGCTAGAATTAATCATGAAAGCAGATTCACCAGATGCAGAACTTATGCCGACAATTGTACCTGTATAGGCACGACTAAATACATCAGGGCTGCTAGTGCCTATGCCGACATTTTGACTTGAGTCAATAGTGATAGCAGTAGCTGTGCCATTGTCAGTGATGTTAGGAGTGCTTGATAGCTCTTGTGGTACTGTTGTTTTTGCCATGTGATTCTCCTAAATTACTGCAATAATAAATGCTAGTAGTTCTGAGTAGCGTACACCCATGCGGTCTTTTCTAACTGCGCCTTCTGGTGATTCTTCTTCTGTATTGTATATGTCTGTTCGAGTATAGGCTTCTTTAGCTTCTACAGCCTCAGTGACAACATTGCCATCTTCATCAAGAACAGCATCTTGAGCCTCAACAGCAGGAACATCAGTATAGGTTTCCCACCATTCGTTGTGAATAAACATTGCATATCTACCAGCGTCTAAGCCTTCAGCTTCAAAAGCAGCTTTCAGGTCTTGTGCGATAATGCCAAAGTGAATACGGGCATCGTCACCTTTATCAGCTACAGCATCTTTCCAGCGAAATTTGCGTAACAATGCTTTAGCAGATACAGCGACATTCTGTTCAGCTTGGCTGAGTTCTTCAATGTCCTGTTTCTCGCGTTCGTCAGAAGTTTGAATAGTTCCGTTGGCGGCGTATATATCCTTCCATCTGTTAGTCGCATTACCAAAGCTAATAGCGTTATCCCTTGCTGCGCCACCTGTTCCTCTTGGTACAATAGCATCTACACTAGAGGCAAACAAAAGCGTAGTATCGCCTTCCCCAATAAAGCCTGAGCTTATCGTCACTATTCCAGAGGAGTCGATTTGCATGGCAGTATTTCCATCTACATTAAAGTAGATATTAGTAGATGCGCCAGTATTGCCATCATCAGCACTAATACTTAAATCAGCTCCATTATTAATAAATCTATGATATACGCCACTTGCTGCATTAAGTCGCAAAAGTGAGCCGGGTGTCCCAGTATTAATATCTACTGTTCTATAACTAGCAGCAGTGTTTATGGTTCCACCACCAAGAGCAATATTGCCAGAGGAGTCGATAGACATTCTGTTTGTAAAAGTTGCAGTTGTATCTGCTGTTCCGCTAGGCGCATTGTAAAAGCTCATGCCGCCACCACCAAATTCAAGATAAGCGGCAGTATTGGTTGTTTTATAAGTTAATGCGCCACTGTTATTACGATAGAGATTATTTGCAAGGAACGTATTACCGCCAAATTGGTCATATAATGCGCTATGCGTACCGACATCTAATGCGTAGTCAGTAAAAGAAGTTCGCCATGCGCTTGGAGTTGAGCCAATAGCCACGAATCCTGAGCTGTCAATCGTCAACGCTGTAGCTGTACCATTATCATCAATACTCGGAGTTGATGACATAGGCTGTGATACTTTTGTTAATGCCATTATAATTTCTCCATTAGTTCAGCGAGTCTAGCCTTATCTTCTTCTGATACTTTCTTGCCTTCAATCATTCTAGGCACTTGTATCGTCTTAGGCTTAACAATCGGGAACTTCTCATGTGTGGTGTTACAAATATCACAGATGCCATTACCATCTTCGTCTACACAAGGTATCTGGTCAGTCAATGGAATCTCTACAGTCTTGGTAACTGTCTTAATGACTGCTTTGTCTCCAATGACTTCAGTGACTTCTTCAGTGACTTCTACAGTCTCAGTAGCTTGGTAATCAGGCTCATCTTTAAGCTGCATTAGTCTAGCTGCTTCCTTATAAATACCACCTGTATCTCTATGGATAGCTTTTGTAAACTCTGCTAATTCTGGACAATCACACTGGTCATAGTCTGCGTCTGTACCTTCAACAATCTCACCTGTCTCAGTCTTTTTAACTGGCTGTGCGATTATTGGCGTATTTAATTTATCTTTATACATCACTGAACAACATCCGAACAAAGGGTTATTTTCAAAACCTGCTGGTGTTCTTTTCATTCCAGCACCTTCATACTTGACCCGTCTAGGCATAGCGTGGAATTCAATACATTTAATCTCGGTAGCTTCATTAACAGTCTTAATGTTATTTAAACAGTGCTGTACAATCTCTGGCTCTGTAGCAAGCCTAGTATCACCATCTTCAAACTTCTCAGTATGGCATTTCCCTTTATCATCCATGTATACAACAAAGACTGCTGGTTTTCTGACTTCTGGTGTACCATCTTTCAATGTAATGTTGGCTATTGGTTCTGCTGTTATTAGAAATGGTTTCATATTTATACCTCGTATGCTGCGGTATACATTACACCACAAAGAGTAGCTGTGTTGAGAGCAGGGCTGCTGACAGTCCCACCACCTACGGGCTGCTGCTGAATTTCAGCATAGTCCGCGTATGTCACTATATACCCGCCAACAACATAATAATTGGGGGTAAGTGTGAGCTGATATTGATAGTTTAAGGTTATACTTTGGTACTGAAAGGATGTACCAGCAAGTGGTATGCTTAAACGCATATTCCCTGAGCCTGTGTGACCATTCCACTCAACCCAAGCATTAAAAGCAACAAGTCTGCCTATACGAGTATAAGTTCCATTCTGTTGGCTATATGTTCCAGTCCCTGCCACTGTGCCGCCTCTTGATATAGGGGTAAAAGTAGACTCAAGATAGTAATCAAGTAGGTTGGCTGCTGCTGTACCGCCTAGGTAAACTCCGTTTTGCGAAAGGTCTAGCACTCCACTTGAATTAAAGCCTCCCACCTCAACATTATTAATTCTGAATTTATGACTCCCTCCAGATGGAGCAAGGTATAAAACATTTCCACTACTAGCCGCTACGCCAGAAGTGCCGGTGAATGAGGTCGCCCCATTAAGAGCAAGCATATCGTAAGATGAGATGTTTGTTAGCTTACTGTTTATTACGGTGAGAGTGTCGCTAAAACTTCCAGCACCAGCAACATCAAGTGTAGTGCTAGGACTGCTAGTGCCAATTCCAACTCTATTATTAGTAGCATCAATATAAAGCGTGTCAGTATCAAAGTAGAAGTCACCACTAGCAATCTTAGCTGGCGTGATTGTGCCATCTACAGGTACGTTAATCTCGGTCTGCGTGAACGTCATAACCTCAATAGTTGTACCACTGGCAGGAGCAGCACTAAAGGTTAGTGTAGTGCCAGAAGTGCTATAGGCATCTTTCTGCTGATATACACCATCAATGAATACCTGAGTGTTATTTTCATTTACTGGGTTGATAGACAGAGTAAATGCAGTAGTAGAGCCGTCACCGCTAAAGCTATCTTGGTTTAGGTTATTTCCTGAGACTGCTGCGGCTACAGAATAAACAATCAGTACATTGCCATTAGCAGGAGCAGTATCAAAAGTCAGGGTAGTGCCTGAGACAGTATAGGCATCTTGATTCTGGAATACACCGCCATTGAATACAATTAAGTCATTCTCGTCATCTATAGCCTGTGACAGCGTGAAATCAGTAGTTGAGCCGTCACCAGTAAAGGCATCACGAGTAAAGGTATTAGTTCCACCGCCACCAATGGCACCCCATTCAGTTGTGTAACCCTCGAACTGAGATAATGTAGTGTTATAGCGGAACATACCAGCAGCAGCAGTTGGTCTTTCAGCAGTAGTACCTACGGGGACATGGACAGCATCAGTTCTGTCACCTACGTCAAGAGAAACTGTAGCAGCAGAATCAAAGCCTAAATTGGTACCAGCACCTAAAGTGGCGGCACCAGTTGTGGCAAAG